GTCTCGTGGGCTCGGAGATGTGTATAAGAGACAGGCTTCATGTTCAAGGATGCCTGTAAGATTATGGAGACTGGTCTCACGCAAACCTATCAAGATTGCTCGGTGGATGAAGTGTTCGACCGGATACACGAGGCACTGGGCCTACCTATGCCGCTTGATATGGCCCCCGACATGGAGGAGATCCCCGACGCGGCCAATGACTTGCCCGTGATTCAGCTGCTAACCTAACTGATCGTGCTAGAATAAGTGACTCAATTCGTAGGAGAGTTTGTATGAGTAGACGTAACCCGCCAGATCCAGCCATCCTAGACTTCTGTAGAACGCCCCGCCAACGGGAGCTACTGGAAGCATGGATAGAACTCGGCAGTGCCGCCAAGGCAGCTAAGCAACACAACACCGTGCAGCCTGTACTGTCCAGAATAAAAGCCAAGGTAGAAAAGAGGGCCGCACTGGGCGGTGTGTTCCCAGACTACGACATGTCCAGCAAGATCGCACCAGGTATGGAGCTAAACAACGGCTACTCCCTGATGACAAGAACCCCCGAAGGCGAGCCCATCTGGCTCAAGGTCTCCCCCGAAAAATTAAAGATAGAAGAGCACCTCCGGCAATTTGTCGATGGTCTGTGCGAAGACATTAAACCCATCAAACCTGCACCGAAACCACGCGCAAAGCGTGTGGACAGTGACCTGATGGCAGCAATTGCCATTGGTGACGCGCACTACGGCATGTACGCTCACGGTCAGGAGACCAAGCACAGTAACTTCAACTCCCAGATTGCATACGATAACATGTGCGCGGCAGTTGATGACCTGGTTGACAGAGCACCGGCTGCCGAGACTGGCATGCTTGTGGATGTAGGGGATTATACTCACAGTAATAGTTCTCTGGACCAGACACTTGCCGGAACCAAGGTGGATGTCGATGGCAGGCACGGGCGCACAATGGATGTGGCCAGCGAAGGGATGGTGTACGCGATCCGCAAAATGCTGACCAAGTTCCCCAAGGTAGTAGTCGTGATCGCTCGCGGTAACCACAATCCCGATGTGGCTCTGGCAATACAGCGCATCCTCGCTGCCTTCTTTAAGGACGAGCCTCGCGTGAAGATATTAGATACTCACGGGTACTTCCACTATATAGAGTGGGGCCAATGGCTGATTGGCGTCAACCACGGTGACAAGATGAAAGCCGAGAAGTTAGTGTCGGTCATGTCACGCGATATGGCAGCGGCCTGGGGCCGGACTACCAGTCGTATGTGGATGCTGGGCCATTTCCATCATCAGGACGTTAAAGAACTGGACGGGTGTTACGTCCAAAAATTTGCAGCCTTACCTCCACCCGACAGTTGGCATGCCAGCAAAGGGTACAGTTCGGTCCAGGCCATGCAAATGATTGTGTTTAAAAAGGGTGGCGGGCGTCACTCGACTTTGATCTACGAACTTCCACGCCCCGTGAATGAAGTCGATGCAACAATAGACTAGGAGAAACTATGTACGATAATGAAACCCTGAACGAACGAGAAGTTACGCACGGTGACTACCAGGCTACTGCCAGACTGGCCGAAGACATAAAGCGGGCGATCCATCGTGACTTCCCCGACAAACCGTTTGGCCTTTCTATGCACCGCCACTCTATGGATTTGATCGCCACAAAGCTGGCACGCCTATGTCACGGTGACATCAATTGCCTAGACAGCTGGGAAGACATCGCTGGCTACGCGAACCTAATCTCGGAGCGGCTGAAGAAAGCTGGCGGTAGCGAGAAGGTGTCTGTGGATCCGAATTTCTCACCGCCCCGTAGGATAGACCCCGACGCAGTGGGGGTGTCCGTATGATTGTATTAGATGCGATTGCTGCCTATATAGGAATCGGTCTTTTCGGGGCCTGCGTGGTGTTTGTACGCAACGCTACGTTGCCTGACGAGCGGAAAGCAGGGGAGTTAGTTGTGATATTGCTCTGTGCTGCGTCTGTTTTCGTGTGGCCCCTGCTACTGGTGCTATTATTGGGCCAGTGGATCGAGGAATACAGGAATGGGCCATTCGAGCCATAAAAAAAAGGGCTCCCGAAGGAGCCCCTAGTATTCAGTATTGCGCCACCAGCTGAATGACCTGGCGAAGAGGCGAACCCGTTAGAATGCCTTGGCTATCCTCTGAAGTACCCCACGTACTTCAGAGACTACCCTCCATGCTACGCATCTATGACGTTACGAATCAACCCCTAGATCGTAACTCGATTTACTGCCATAATATCCTAATGTAACAATCACCAGAACAGAGACTACTCCAATGCCCGATACAGCCTTATTATGGAAGAAGCACGATGAACACAATAAACGACTGGGCGATCTGGAGACCACGGCTAAGGTGCATCAGGAGCGGCTCGATAGGCACACTCAGGAGTTCCGCACCATGAATAACGAATCCACGGCACGCCACACTGAGCTTACTACTACACTTAGTAAGTATTCAGAGGACATGCAGGAGCTGGTCAAGATACATCACGAGCAGCGAGGTGAATTGCTAGGTGCTACCCGTGTCGGGAAGTGGGGGATCGGGATTATTCTAAGCCTGGCCACACTCGTCATTGCTTACATCGCTGCCACCTCGTAGTATCGCCAGATAGTTTCTAAGCTCTGCCTCCTCGGCAGGGGTCAACCAAAAATTCCTAGAGTTACGGCCAAGCTCTCGCTGCCGCTGCCTCATTTCTGCCATTCTCTCTTTTGCTGATTTAGCCATTGCTAATTCTCCTTTATATCCTGAACCCTTCACGACGTGGCCCGATGGTACGTTCCAGTCGTAGGTAATCTTCTAATGTTATACGGACTGCGCTGAGCAGAACGTACCCGCGTCGCATATTCAGAGCGGTGTACACCCAGTCCGCGATTGAGGCGTCCCATACACACATGCTTTTAACTTTCCTGCCCTGAGTATCAGGATTCGGGTCGTCACCTTGGCGATTGCGTTCAAAAGTTATTAGATATTGCATGGGGTCATAGTACTACGAGTGGGGTTTTTAAATCAAAGTAAGCTGCCCCAACGTACAGGGCAGCTGCCATCAGAATGACCGTCACAAGCCATCTGATAAAAAGTTTCACGATTCCTCCGGCACTGCCGTAGACAGATCGAAAGGTGTGGATAACCGGAGTGCTTTGAACAAAGCGTCGTCTCGGTGCTGGGCCAGTAGCTTACCTGCGGAATGCAGGTACGCCCGTCTGCCGTCGTTCGAGAAGAGCAGCGCGGGATTCGACCAGTGGCCAGCGGCCAATTGTTGAGTCTTCGCCCCGTATCCAGCGGCCAATTGTTGAGTCTTGGCCAGCTTGCGGGCGTCGCGCCAAGCTGGGCGCGGCAGTTCTGCAGGAACCAGGGGGGCAACAGCCACAGCTGCTGACCCCTTTCCCAGTAGTTCTAAAAACTTACGCCTCTTCATACCGTCTCTACCTCTTGCTTTAGAATTTTCAGCCGCTTCTCGTGAGAGTCGGCAGCTGCCTTGGTTGGAAAGCTCTCCCTAGTTTTACAGCACATAGGAAAGATACAGTTCTTGTCACAGCTCTGGGAGCTGCAGCTCGTGCCGCCCCCGTAGAATGTGTTCTTAGCTCGATAGGTCACTGGGTTATTTTCCACGGTTGGGAACCTCCTCGCGTAGCACCAATACATCTTTAGGGGCTTCGATCCCCACGCGAACTTGCTTGCCTTCGACGCGACGTATTACTACCTTTATGTCGTCTCCGATTAGGATAGTATCCTGACCGGCCTTCGGGACTCTGGATAAGAAAAGCATTAGGACGCCCCCACTTCAATCTCAGTGAATGGAAACGCCTTGATCTGGGCCAGTAGCTTACCACGGGCACCGCTATTGAACATCGGGGGCGGGCCTTGTACGTCAAGCACACGGCCCTTGGCTTCGCCTTCCATACGCTTTCTGAAGCACTCGAACAGCTCGTCATCCATGCCTTCGATCTTACCTACCATGCTTGAGAAGCCATTGTCGATGTTGTCCCTGTGTACCACGCGCAGCCCTCCGATGGATCGAGCGAAAGCCATGCTGCTATCCAGGTTTCGGAAGTACATGAACTGGGACTTGCGGTTACCCTTGGGGAGTATTACCACTTTATAAACAAAATTGTGCATATCCTTGTTTCCTTGTAGTTGCGGTAGAAAAGCCTACCAGCGGTGCCACTCGTTAGAATGACACCGAGTCAGGCTCTAGGTTGTCTCCATGCCGCACTCAGCGGCTCTCTCAGGTGATAGGGGAACTACTCTCATGCTGGGCTTCCAGTTGCGGGCGGTGCGTGCTTCTTTAAAGCTCTTGGTGAGTCCTGCAGATTTGTGACCTTTGATCTGGCGATCCAGTCGGTCAGCGCGGGCACGTACAGCGTGGTGACTGTCTTCCATGACCACGCGCATCTTGGTTCCTTCCCAATCTAGGTAAACACCGATCAACTTCTCACCGTGCTTTCCCTTCAGCTCTACCAGTTGCTCCACCATGTCGCGGTGCCCGTGCTTGAGCATGTCTGCGACAGCGTCGAGGTGTTCGACACACTTGTGTGCACGCTTCTTAGGTTCGGGAAGCTCCGGTGCTGGCTTTAAGATATCTTCGAGCGCACTCAAAACCTCGTCGCGGTTCTGCTGGTCTACATTCCATCGAGCGTAAGGCTCAACAGCTGTTAGGATGCTGGGCCAGTTCAGCCCCGACTCCTGAAGCAGTGGCTGGAGTGATGGCATCCTTGTCTCCGCAGCATTGCAGCCCATCAGGCCCCACATTTTAACGCGACTCGGGGCAACGTACCCGATCAGGACTTGCCACGCGGTATTGGTAGCCGGAGCATCCGATAGCAGGTAGCCTTTCATCGGGCCAGCCTTAGCTATTGCAGGGAGTAGAGCATCTCGCAGCTCTGGTGTGATTGGTAGTCGGTTTAGTAGTTCTAAAGTATTCATAATCATTATCCTTGATTGTGATTTAAGTTAAGCGGCAGCAGCTACGAACAGCTGCTTGCCTTGTGCTTCTGTGGTTTCGATCCGGTAAAAACCAGAATATACCATGAACGTATAATCGACACCAGCGTCGATAAGTTTAGCCGCAGTCCTCATGGCAGCTTCTTTGTCCTTGGTTTCATACGCGGGCTTGTTGATGTAGCGGTCTTCCATTGTTTAACTCCAGGTTCGGTTCATAAGTTTATGTGTGAGTGCAGTATACACTCGCGGTTAGTTCCAGTCGCGTGGCTCGCCTTCGACTATCGTGCATTCACCGTCGCAATCGTCGCACCATGCGTTCGACGGGTCGAAGTCTCGCAGCACATAGCCCTTGTCACCAGCCCAGTGCGCCATCGCATCTACCCACACGTTCTCTGATCCGCACTTTTTACAGACACGGGTCTCTTCGAGCTTCGGCTCTGATCCCAGATCACCTGTCATCATGCCCGTTCTTTCCTCGGCTTCGATAAGCTCGTCGTTCGTCGGGTCTGCATAATCCAGAGCGTCACCAGTGGCGATGTAGTGGTCCAGCCATTTATCGTCGTGCATCTCACGCAGTGCGGCTTGAATGTTTCCGTACACGCTGTCCTGCGCTCCCGCACCCGTCGGCATGTCATTGACTAGCTCACCTTCGCCCACGTCTGACAGATTCGCTTCGTGCATTGCTATTCGTAGGGTGCGGATAATGCCTTTTCTGATGTTTCTCATAATCATTTTCCTTGTATTGGTTGTGGTAGAAAAGCCTACCAGTGGTGCCACTCGTTAGAATGACACCAAGTCAGGCTCTTAACTTACAGCACCTCCGCGACTATCTGCTTCACCAGCTTGTATGGCTGCTTGTAATCGACACTCTGGCCCAGGATTTCATGGGCCGTGGTGCGGCTCTGTCCGGCCACTAAGTACGGTGGGATACACTTCACCGTCGCGTGCTCGGTGGGGGTCAGCAGTCGCTGCTTCGAGTCCTTAGTTCTGGTCATAAACGGTTCAGTCGATCTGCCCTTGGCATACCCGCGTCCGATGGTGCCGACCTTGGTCTCTGATCCATCCAGCAATTGCCGTGCAAATCCTTTTCCCGCTGCCTTATCGCGCTTGGCTTTGTCGGCCAGATAGGCATATGCCTTCCAGTCGCTCTCAGGCACCTGCTGCAGAATATCCTTCAGCTGCTTGCCTGATGGTGCCACTTTTGGCAGCTCCAGCTTAGACGGTGCTAGGCCGTCGCTGATGGCAGTTAGCCAGTACCGCTTGCGATTCTCCATTGCGTCGGTCTGGGTGCTATCCATCACCTGCTCGAAAATCTTATATCCGAGCCGGATCAGCTCGGCCCGTAGCAGGGAGTACATGGGGGAGTCTTGCGCCTCGCTGACGTTCTCACTAATGATCACTGCAGGGTTACTCTCCTGAATTGCTGCCACGACTGGGAACAGGACGGTGCCTGAGTGCTCAATAGGTGATTGCTTGTGCGATGCCCTACCGGCCTTCGAGAATCCGGCACACGGCATGCTGAAGGACAGGATGTCCACATTGGTGTAATACCTGCGCTCGATCTCTTCGACCTTACCTACCAAGAAGACTGTGTCATCGTCGATAGCCGTGCAGTTCTGGCCTGCGCTCTCGATGTACCTTGGCTCCATCTCAGCGACCCAGCTGGTGCGGCTGTCCAGTCCTGAACTGCCCAGTGCTTTGTGGATCGCCTCGGTGCTCACGCCTCCACCAGTGAACATGCTGGCCTCTTCGAGCTGGCCCGATATCACTCGCTCCATGAACTGCTGCTCGCGTCGTAACTGGGCGCGTTCTTCATGGTGCCGCTCGATTACCAGTTGGCCCTGCAGGATCGTAACCTTAATCCGCTGGCCGTCCTTGAACATCTGCGACACTTGCTGATTCTGCAAGTCGATAACAGGACGCGATCTGCCGCCCCGCTTTGTGTTGGTCACTGCTCGTGATCCTTCCGGATCGAGAGTGATCAGGATCACCTGCTTGTCCTGCAGGTATTCGATCCGGTACTGGGCAGCGGTCAGGAATCCGGCCTGCTCGATCTTCTGGCCCTCAAGCCAAAGCCGAATGCCCTTGCTGGTGCTGCGGGCTTCTGTGTAATGCGCTTGTTTCATATCAGTTCCTTGTATTAGTCATCGGTAGAAAAGCCTACCAGCGGTGCCGCTCTAGGAACGACACCGAGTCAGGCTCTTA